GTCTTAATTTATGGACAGTCAAGCAAGCCACACAAGCTTTGACTCAAGGCACAGCAACGTACACGTTCACCGCTGACTACACCGATCTTCTTGACGTTGTTGTTCGCCGTAGTGGCACCGACTTTGAACTAAGTCGCATGTCTCGAAGTGAGTACCTTAACACACCTAATAAAACTACACAGGGTCGTCCTAGTCAGTTTTACTATAACAGGCAGGTTTCCCCTGAAGTCACATTATGGCCCACTCCTGAAAACTCCACAGACACATTGGTATATTATTATGTTCAACGGATTGAAGATGTCGATGCTTTGGTTAACACAACAGATGCACCGTTTAGGTTTTTGCCCTGCATGGTTGCAGGTCTTGCGTACTATACTGCTCTTAAAAAAGCACCGGAACGGGTGCAGCTTCTAAAGAACCTGTACGAAGAAGAGTTCCAACGTGCGGCGGACGAGGACGAAGATCGTGTGGCACTGAAGCTACAGCCTAGTGTGCAGTATTTGAGGGTTAACTAATGGCTAGATACGCATCAGGCAAAGATGCTTGGGGGTTCTCAGATAGATCTGGGTTCCGCTACAGGCTTGCTGACATGCGTGTGGAATGGGATGGCTTGAAGGTAGGTCCGGATGAATACGATCCAAAGCATCCACAACTAACACCCCCAAATGTAGGACCTGATCCACAGGCTTTGCATGACCCACGACCTGATCAAAGGGTCGAAGTTGCTGTCGAGGTTTTACTAGACTCAAACGCTTTTTCATCAGGGACAGCGGGCACAGCCACAATAACGGTGATACAGCGTTCTCATGGACGTAGCACGTCGGATACTGTAAGATTCCGCAAGGTTGAAGCCTTTGACGGGTTTACTGAGGCTGTGTTGGAAAACTCTAGCGGGTATTCAATAACTGTTGTTGATGTTAATACATACACATTCTCAGCTTCGTCAGGCACTGCAACCACAGGAAATGTACGTGGTGGCGGCGACAATGCAACTGCTGGGCCTGTCACTCTGGAGAATTAAATGAGCTACACTTTTGCACAATTAAAGACAGCGATTCAGGATTACACAGAGAACACCGAGTCTTCTTTTGTGACGAACCTTCCTACGTTTATTAAGAATGCTGAAACTCGTATATTCAAGCTTGTCGATCTTGAGCTTTTTAGGAAGAACGCTACCAGTTCGATGTCCACTGGCGGTGATCCATTTCTGTCTGTTCCATCCGATTATTTAGCGTCTTTTTCATTGTCTATTACAGTTAGTAGTGAAAAGCAGTTCTTGTTGCAAAAGGACGTGAACTTCGTGCAGGAGTACAATCCCAACCCTGCTACAACGGGCGTTCCTAAATACTACGCCTTTTTCGATATTGATAACTTTATTGTGGCACCAACACCCGATAGTGCCTATCCAGTAGAATTACATTATTATTATAAGCCTACATCATTAACAGCAGGCTCAGATTCTGGTACAACATGGTTGAGCGAAAACGCTCCTAATGCCATGCTTTACGGTTCGCTTGTAGAAGCATATACTTACATGAAGGGTGAACAGGATATGCTTACTATGTATGAGAAGCAGTTCACAGAAGCACTAACTCGGATCAAGGATCTGGCAGAGGCCAGAGAAAACAGCGATGCGTATCGCAGGGGCTTACCAGACAGACCCCGTTCATAAGGAGTAAACGATGGCAACATCAAACGCAGCAACCACCTATCTCGAACACGAAATATTGCAGTTCTTGTTTAAAAATAACACGGAAAGCTTTGCTAGCCCGGGCGACAGCATTTATATTGGCCTTGCCACTGCTGTTAGCAGTGCAGAGGGTGGCAGTGTGACAGAGGCTACCTTTGGAAACTATGCCAGACAACAGGTAGCTGCATCAGCTTGGACAGTTCCAGCCGTTAGCACGGATACTCAGACAGCTACTAACTCAGCTAATGTTGAGTTTCCAGCGTCTAGCGGAACCAGCAACACGATCACACACGCCTTCGTAGCAGATGCCTCTTCAAGCGGTAATATACTGTTTGTAGGTGCTTTGGACGCTAACAAGACAATCGCAACAGGTGATATATTCCGTATCAATGCAGGTAACTTTTCAATAGAATTGAAGTAACATGGCACTTGTTCTTAGAGATCGTGTAAAAGAAACGACTACAACCACAGGAACTGGCACATATACATTAGCTGGGGCAATGACTGGGTTTGAGTCTTTTGGTAGCGTGGGTAACAGTAACACCACCTATTATGGATGTAGTGATGGCACCAACTTTGAGGTTGGTATCGGCACATACACGGCTTCTGGAACTACGCTGGCAAGAACCGCGATTCTGCAATCCAGTAACAGCGACAACGCTGTTAGCTGGGGATCTGGCACGAAGACTATTTTCTGCACACTCCCCGCGGAAAAGATGTCGTTCCTTGATGCGAGTGGTAACTTAGTAGCCGCTAACGGTAGCGCGTTGACAGCACTCAACGCCAGTAACATAGCCTCTGGTACGGTTGCTAATGCGAGACTTGATCAACAACTACAGGATGTGGCGGGTCTGGCTGTCACAAACGGTAACTTTGTAGTTGGTGATGGCAGTAACTTTGTGGCGGAGTCTGGCGCAACAGCTAGAACAAGTTTGGGTTTAGGAACTGCGGCTGTTTTAGACACAGGTATATCAAACACCAATGTACCTAAGTTTACATCTGGCGTGGCGGATGATGACTTTTTACGTGTAAACGGCACAGATATAGAGGGTAGATCTGCGGCGGAAGTGCTGTCAGATATTGGTGGTCAGGCATCACTGACATTTGGCATATCTAACACCAACGCGGTGAAGATAGACAGTGCATCGGTTGCAGACGATGAGTACGCAAGATTTACATCAAGTGGGCTAGAAAGTAGATCCACATCAGAAGTGCTGTCAGATATTGGTGGTACAACAGCTACTGATGCGGCTAACGAGGCGACAGCTTTAGCGATAGCCTTGGGCTAAAGGAGAAGAAGAATGGCTAACACTTTTAAGGTGATCACGAAGGCTGGCGTAACATCTCTGGATGTTATCTATACTGCCGCTGGTAGCACCACGACGGTTGTACTTGGTTTGATATTGGGTAACACAACCACGAGTCAGATTACATCAACTGTAACATTAAACACGGACACAGCTAATCGGTCAGGGGCAAACAACGAAGCCAACCAAGCTGTTGAACTTGTGACTAACGCACCTATCCCAGCGGCTTCTTCATTGGAAATGCTTGCAGGTAACAAGGTAGTGCTTGAAACAACCGATGAAATTAAAGTCTCAGCTACAGGTGCTGTTGACGTAGCCTTATCAGTGATGGAGATAACCTAATGCCGTATCTTGGTGAGAAAGTCCCCGCTAACTTTCAATCCGTCCCGGCAGTTCAGAGGTTCAACGGTGACGGTAGCGATACAACATTTACACTAAACACAACCGTTTCATCCGTGCAGGATGTTTTGGTTTCTGTGGATGGTGTTATTCAGGATAGCGCGGCGTACACAATACCGGATGGCGTGACGCTGACATTTACTGCCGCCCCTTCCTCTGGCACGGGTAATATCTTTGTTAATTACAATGCACCGCAGGTAGGCACTGTTACACCAGCCGCCGAGAACAAAGGCAACTTTAAGGCAGGTGGTTTATTCCGTACCAACGCACAAACCCTTACAGCAAATACAACCATCCTTGCTACAGAAAACGCCAATGTAACTGGTCCGTTTACTGTGGCTAGTGGTGTTACATTAACCGTTGAAAGCGGTGGGACATTGGTGACGCTATGAGTACGTTATTAGCAGATACAATTAGAAAAACTGGTGGCAGTTCTGGCGTGGATATCAGAATTAAAAATAATTCTGTGTATGAGTCAGAAGGCGGCACAAGTGTTACTCAAAATATGGTGCAAAGTCTAAACAAGGGCTGGGCATCTGTACAAAAATATTCTTCTAATATTAGCGTTTTTGACTCACTCAATGTTTCGTCAGGAGTCGATGATGGCGTGGGTCACACTACCCTAAATTGGTCAAACAATATGTCAGCGGCTGGGCATTATGCGGCGGGTGGAATGTCATCTGACCAAAATTATATGTGTGCTAATCAAGGTAGAACTGCGGCGGCAGGAACTGCTCTTACTACTTCCAGTGGTGCATTTTCTACAGTTAGTGATGCTGGCGCAGACAAAGATTCAAATGTGAATCTTATGGTGATTATGGGAGACCTAGCATGAGTGAAGTAAAGACAAATAAAATCAGCAGTCTTGCTAGTAACAACAACATCACGATTGACCCTGATGGCACTGGCAACACGATTGTTGCGTCGGGCAACGTGGGCATCGGGACTGCAACACCATCCAGTTACAACAGTGGTGCAGATGATTTAGTTCTAGCCACCACAGGCGCAACTGGTATCACTATTGCTTCTGGCACAAGCAACAATGGTTCTTTGTTTTTTGCTGATGGTACTTCTGGTGCAGACCAATATCGCGGTTATATCCAGTATGAGCAAACCAATAATGCTATGGCTTTTGGAACTAACGGTGCTGAACGGATGCGTATTGATTCGGGAGGCAATTTACTTATCGGACGCACAAATACAAATAACAACAATGGTGGTCATTATATTACAAGTGGTTATGCTTATCTTGAACGAAATAATGACTTACCACTTTACTTAAACAGGTTTGGTAGTGACGGAACGATTGCTCAATTCCGTAGGCAAGATTCAGTTGTTGGAAGCATTTCTGTAACTAGTTCAGGCACTGCCTTTAACACATCCTCAGACTACCGCCTCAAAGAAAATGTTACTTATGATTGGGACGCAACAACAAGACTAAAGCAACTAAAGCCAGCCCGTTTTAACTTCATTGTTAATGCAGATACCACAGTCGATGGCTTTCTTGCACATGAAGTCTCAAGCATAATTCCCGAAGCGATTAGTGGTACTAAAGATGAAGTTGAAGTGTGGAAGGACGGTGAAGAACTGCCCGATGGCGTTTCGGCTGGCGATAACAAGCTAGATGCTGATGGCAATACTATTCCTGTAATGCAGGGGATAGACCAGTCCAAACTCGTCCCATTGTTGGTCAAGACCATCCAAGAATTAGAAGCGCGTATCACCGCACTGGAGGCTGAATAATGGCACTAGGTAAAATCAAAGCAGATACCCTAGAACACAGCACCGCAGGGTCGCTGGATACAAAGTTCGTTGTAGAAGGTAGTGCGAAGGCTTGGTTAAACCTGAATGGTACAGGAACAATAGCTATTCGTGACAGCTTCAATGTAAGTGGTGTTTCGGATGGCGGCACTGGAAACTATACGACCAGTTTCACCGCATCTTTTAGCAACGCTAATTACTCACATAGTCATACAAACATAACAAACGATGGTCAGTACGGTTTTACAATAGACAGTTCTTTCGCACAGGCGACGGGGTCTGTTTTGCAAAGAAACGGCTACTGGTCTGGTGTTTCAGGTGAAAACGGGTCTAGCGGCGATTCTTTGTATTTCAATATTCAAGAGTTTGGAGACCTAGCATAATGCAGACACCTGAGTTTCAAGGCACACACCTATTCGACCGACTATGTTGGGCAAAGGAAAACCTAGAAGGTCATCAGTCTGACTATCGCGTAGTGTATGAGGACAGTGTAGATGAATGTGCAAAGATACTGGTTCCTGACCCTAACTGGATGGC